TAAAAAGCTATCCCTAAGAATTACAGTAACTCCTAGGGATAGTTATATTTTTTTCACATCAAATCCCAGATGTTTCCATCGACATTGAAATCCAGAAGGATTGCCTGATCAAATCCATTGACATAATCCGAATAGCTCAGATTATCAGAATACAGGCCGAAGTCAATGTAATTATCGCCCTTGGAATTTTCCGGATCGTAAACCCATCCCACAATCTGACCAGCTTTTGTTCTCGGAAGTCCGAGCATCTCATAAACCTCATTCAGAAATACACGCTTCTTCGCTTTCAGCAGATCGTTCGCATAACGCTCCTGAGCTTTGATGAACATCAGATTATATTCATTATTGCTTTCCCAGTGAGGATTCAGAATGGAATTCCCATCTTCATCCTGCGTGTACTTTTCAAAGAATCTGGCATAACCGCTGATATCCGCCGGACTTACCACAAATCCGTTCTTCTTAACTTTCTTCTCTTTTCCAGTCTCCTCATCGATAATCGTTTCGTCAAACTTTTTGGCTTTGAGATTATATTTCAATTCACGGTCAACCTCTTCACCAAACCTCTCGATAACACGACTGCGATACTCTTTGAATCCCTTATCGATAGCCGCATAAGCTGCTCCCAGAGCCACATTTCTCTTGCGAAGAATGTTGTTGGATGCCAAAATACTGGTAATCGACAATGCGCCAAGTACAACCGAGGGTCCATACAGTTTAGCAAATTTTACTCCGGTCTGGACATAAATAAGAGTGAGATCCTTTTTTGAATCTTCAACGGAGTAAGACTCCCCGGCTTCGGTAACACCTGTCGCTGTCGCTGTATGTACCTTGTCGATATCGTTCTTAGTGTTTTCCACAATCTTGTCCACTTTTGTTGTCGCTTTACAAGCCATAACAGCACTTGTAACCACGCCAATAACGCCGGCCACGACGAGAATCTCCGGACTATGTTTTTTTAACTGGAAACCGGTCTTGCTAAGAAAACCATTCATGCTCTTTACAATCTCTGTTTTTTTCATGGTTATTTGTTCTCCTCTTCTACTTTTTCTGTTTTCTTTTAATGGTCAATCAGATGCTGCGTGTATCAAAGAATTTTCTCCAAATCCTGGATTCCGTTTTTCTTCTTCCAACGGCAGGCATATTTTATGATATTCGCGGTATCGGCAGCCTCAATTCCTTTTAAATCAAAGGGGAAAGCTTCAATCACATCAATAACTTCCATACCCGTTTCTGAAATATAATGATCCGGATGAGATACCATCCTGTCTTCTGACTCATACATCTTGAATCCCTCCTTTACAACGGCATTGGTTTAGGCAATTTTAAAATATAACCATCCCTTACTCGAACCGCCCTGCATCCAGCAATATCAGTCCATCCGTATTTATTGGCAGCATAATTGTCATTGGACACGTTTGCCAAATCATAAAGATCTGCAACACTAACTACCTCATACTGTGCAATAATTTCGTTCATGGCGTCTAATACCGATTCCGCATCTCCACGAGTTTCGAATAAAAGCTCATCATATTCGTAGCTCGTCCGGCTCTTCGGTGCTGTATAATCTTTCTTTCCGCTGTCGTAATACTTCTGATAGGATAACTTGGACGCTGGAGAGTTCTTTTTTGACTTCCCAGTTTCTCCATAGAGGATCATATCAATACCATTGGTAACTATATCGGAAATTGCCTTTTTTATTGCCGGCACCAGAACATCCATCACAATATAAGATTTTACGTTATTGACATCTTCAGAAATGAATACGTCTGCAAACTTCTGCATTTCTGATTTTTTCTTTGATTTTACCGTCCCAGAAATCACTTTCTCTACACGTTTTTCGGGAACAAGATTTTTCTGCTCCTCCTTTGATTTGTGGGAATTCGGCTTATATTCCTCCATTAAGTTGTCTCCTTTCCGCTCACCAAACTGATCTTTCCAGGCAATATAATCTTTGTACCCGGAAGTCGGTTGTTTTTCTTTTTAAACTGATAAGTAAGGTTTGACCTTGCTTTCTTTTCTGAAACTGCCCGTGTGGAAGCAATCCAGCGATTTGCAACACAGTTGTCAAATTCCATAACTGGGCCATCATACGAATACATGTTCATAAATTTCACCTCCGGATAAAAGAAGAAAGGGAAAGCACCTTGTTACAGGTACTCTCCCTCGTGTTGAAACACATTTTTCGTTTAGGCTTCTTTGGAATCCTCTTTTTCATTCTCAATGATTGGTTCTTCAGGTTCATCCCATTCGGCATCAATAATCTGCTGCTCCTTCTGAGCTTTGATTTTGGCAATCATCGGCTTACCCACATACCTGTAGATTACAACACCTGCAAGTACGGCTAAACCGATACCGGCCGCAACCTTAAACCCCTTACCAGAACTCGCTTTAACGATTTCCTCTGTGGCTGTTTCCATAACCTCTTCGTTGTTCATGATTTCATTGGTTTCCATGTTTATTCTCCTTTCAATTTTTGAAAATGTGTGGTTCTTCTTTCATTAAAGCCGCTGTTTTTTTCGCGCGTTTACATTAAAACCCGATAGTCGTATCTCGGTGCAACGGCATAATCAATCACCAAGCAGGGAGTTTCATCACTGGTCAATTGCGAACTGAATGATAAATCAATATATCCATCGTTGATATTCCATCCAAGTTCATCGCCCAGCTTAATATTATCTAAGCCGATTTCGTAATAAAAATCATTCAGAGATATATACATTTCATCTCTCATCTGTCGATTCAGTTCGTTTTCGGCTTTCTTGATCTTATCAATGTCTCCCTTAAAATATCTTCCAGAGAGTACGTCATAACACAGTGTATTTCCTTTTTCTGTAATGATAACCTCTCGTGTTGCTACTGGATTTTTCTCGATTTTATCCTTTGCAATGGCGTCTTTCACGCTTTCATGCTTCTTCTCTCCGAACATCTCAACGACTTTTCCCTGATAATCTTTGAGCGCCGATTCAGACAAGGTATATGCCGTTGCAAGAGCAGCATTGCGACGAGCATTTACCGAGCTTGCTCCAATCAGGCACACAATGGAAAGTGTTCCGGTAATCGCTGCTGGAATATAGCAGAACCATGTCGTTTTTACCACATCTACGACTTCAAGTTTCTCGGCCCCGATTTCCTCTTTCCTTTCTTCAATGAGAATCAGTGCTTTCGGCGTTGCCCGGACCGCCATGACAGTCGTTGTGATCATACCGGCAATACCAATTCCGGTAAGAATCTCTGGACTATGCTTTTTAATCGCCGTTTTCAGTGACAAAAGGCTTTTGGTTATTTCTTTTTTCATTTACTTGATTCCCCCAATTCCCAAAGCCGTTTTGGATAATTCAAGAACCATGTGAAACGCCTCATCTTCGGTAAAGCCGGCTTCCACAAACCGATCCTTCAAATTCTTCATCTCAGAAGCAGCTTTTGCAAACATCTCTTTTTCTTCCAGATTTTTGATTTCCTTTCTGAGAAGCTTAATCTCATTTTCCTTTTCGGAAATCTCTTCCTGTAATGATTCCTTTGTTACCTCTTTTGTGTTCCTTTTTCCACAGTAACTCCTATAAGAGACCTTGCCTTCACGGGGCACAGGGCCCCTGGATTCCTGCTTAACCAACCAGAATTCCGGACGAACACCACGAGAGGTCGAAGCGCCGCCGTAGTCCGCATGGCCATCGTAGTCCACACGAGCGAAACCAGCCGAAGAAAACTCCTCTTTTGTAGCATTTCTCAGCCATCCCCATGTGAGCCCGTCTTCAAAACAAGCAATTCGATTCTTGCACTCCTTCATCAAAGGAAGCTGTTCATCGCTATCTGGTTCCAGATTCTTGTTATCCCATTCGTCCTCATGCCCCACAATCTGTCCAACAGTAGGAAGTGTAAGACCATAAATCTTATCACGCAGTTCCTCCGGGAACGCCATAAGTAGAACCGTATCCATCCATTTCTTCAAATCGGACTTTTCAAAACCACCTTTGTTTATGGATCGGTTATTCATCGGCCGACAGGTAATATAATTATCAAATATAAACATGACACCTTCGTCCGTAACCTTGTGAGCGGTCGCGGTAAACTCTCCAAGCTCTGCCAGCGGAATGACTATCTGATCTCCTACCTGAATGTTTGCTGTTTCGATTTTCTGCTTTCTTAATGCCTTCATAATGTTTCTCCTTTCGAAAATAAAATTTGTGGTTATAAAATAAGACCGAGAAGTGTCTCGGCCGTATTTTCTGCAACTTGAAATATGTGGTTATTTGCTGGATTTTCCGACAGGTAAAGAAAAAGCTCCATTTTCAATATAAACCCTTCTATCACTAAATCGGCTTCTGTCATCGGATGATCCATAATGGCCAGTAGAATCTCGTCAACCGCCCACCGTTCATACGAACGTTCCATGATGGCTGATTTAGGCCAATTTTCTCCCGGTTCAAACAGATGCATATTCGTATAATTCATGATTTTTTGAATAGCCTCATCATTCATCAGCACTTGCTCCAAACTAAAAAGAAAGAGCCCTTGTTAGGACTCCTCTTCGTTTTCATCATCTTTTTTGGCAAGTGCCTCGTTTACCTTTTCTTCAATTTTCTCATCCATTTTCTTTTCGTTTACCCAATCGGTAAGAATACTTACTCCAAATCCGATCGCCGTAACTGCAATCCCAATGGCTTTGATAAAATTTTTGTTTTTCATAAAGCATTAGCCTCCTTTTCATAATACGGTCTGTAATTTTTGCGAATCATTCAAATTTGTTGACCGCCATCGTGTCTATAATGATGCACTCCAAGCCATCTTCCAACGTTGATTTGTAATTATCAAAATCCAACCAATAGCAATCCATTTCTTCTACCATATAGCTGATATCCCATCCGAGTTCATCGCCTCCGTCTATGCCTTCGACACCTAAAAATGACAAGTATTCATTTAATGAACAATCGCCTTTAATGGAAAGATTCCGATTTACATGATATTGAGCGTTTAACACCGCTGCCATTGTGGTTCTAAAATACTTCTTTGAGGCAAGATCATAGAAAAGCAACCGTTCACTTTCAGAATCCATGTCCATGTTGTAAACCTGATAACCCCAGTCGTAGGAAGACACCATGGCATCTTTCGCCATTTCCGCATGGATTTTATCATCCGCATCCTCTCCGTAAACTGTCTTGGCCGACTTCCGATATTGCTTATAGGATTCATTGAGCATAACGTATGCACTCATCAAAGAAGCCTGTTTCTTTTGATTTAATGCATTCGCTCCAAAGATACAAGCAATAGTTGAAACTCCTAGCAGTACAGAAGGAATATAAGTCGGCCCCGCTACTCGGACGATTTCTAATTTAGTTAGATTTTCGCCCTTCTCCAGCTCTGCCTCTTTCAACAATTTTATTGCTTTAGGGGTTGCCTGAACAGCCGTAATGGTTGTTGCAATGACTCCAATAGAAGCTACTACCGTTAAAATTGTCGGAGATGAGCGATATAATTGACGCCCGACTCTTTTCAAGATTTTAACTTTTTGCATAATGTTCTCCTTTCGTTTTATCCTATTCCATGGCATATAACAGATCTTGAATATTTTCTCCAACCATCTTAGCGGTGGTAAATATAGAACTGTTCTGTTGATTCATAGAAGCAAAGTCATCCATTTTTTCTGTAAATGATTGAGCCATCGCTTCTAAATTTTTTATGGACGTTTGGGTCTGGGGAAAAATATGATCAGCTACATAATTTCGAAATTCTCCAATCGCCCACAATGTATTGCTCACCCTAGTGAACTCTTTCTTGTCGAATACCGGATTTGGCAACCATTCGTCCATTTCGTACATATCACATAGAATCAACGCCAATTCGTCCAAACTCAAATTTCTGACCACCTCCTTAAAATCCCCCTTTCTTGATTGATAAAAAAATAAAAGAGAACCAGTATCGGACTCGAACCGATTACCTCCACGGAAGTGTGGCGCTCTACCAATGAGCTAACTGTTTCTCCATAATAGGAATTGTAAATTTTGCGAAGTAAAAAGAAAGAGCCATTGCTGGCTCAATCCTCTTAATTTAAACCGATTTTCTTCAGAATTTTCATGAGTTCTTCTTTGCTCATATCCGCATCAATACTTACATGTACGTGCGCTTTCTCGTCTGAAATCGAAGCATTCAACTCGTTTAACTGGATATCTACGTTATATCCAAGCTTTTTATGTAATACCCCTTTTGCTAATTTCGAAAGCAACATCCGTGTAAATTTTGAGTTGATTTTCATTTCGTCCATACTCCTCTTCCTCCTCTCAAGATCTATCGGTTTCCATAAGAGAAGCTGTAAAAATCACGCAAAAAGAAAGAGTCCTTGTTAGGACTCGCTCTTATTGATAATGGTGATCTCTTCAATTTTCTTCTGGCGATCAAGCCAATCTTCGAATTCTTCTTTGTTTCTAAACTCTCGATAATCCTCGACTCCTGATCGCTTATACGTTATTTTAATCATAAAAGTCACTCTCCTTTCACAATAGGAGATGTAATTTTAGCGGACTAAATATTTCTCCTGTCAAAAACAGTCTCCCATCGTTCCCTCTTAATCGGCTTCATTTTTAAAGCCCACATAATCTGGCGAATCGTTACAGTAGGATAAAGCCCGTCCGTAGCCATCCCTGAACGCATATCAAAATATTTCTTAAAAAGTGGGTGTAAATATAAATCATCTGTAATCCATGGGTCTACTTCTCCCCACCAGGTACTCTTCGTTTTTCCATCAAATCGCTGCTGGATAACTGCCAGTCCCTTTTCTCCGATTTGAAACAATGTGCAGCAATGATAGACCGGATGATTACAAAAATATACTTTCCCGTACATCGATAAATAGATGTTCGGCTTTTCATAATGGTATCGCATCATTTATTCTCCAAAAAGAAAAAGCCTATGCCGAAGCATAGACCTTCTCTCAATAATATTTTTAGTCATCAAATAGCTTACATGACGTTTTGCAATACGGATATGGTCCTCCGCAGGCTCTGCATCCGGCTGGCGGAATATCTCCTTGTTCCATATCGAGCATTTCTTCCGTCCATTCTACTTCTTCATCGGACTCATACTCGTAATCCTCTTCGTCCACCTTTAAACCACACGATGGACAGATATAAACTCCGCATCCAGTCTTCGGATCTTCTGTTTGCCTCATGACGGCTCCACACCGATTGCAAATCGCATATCCGTTATTCAGGTACTCAATCAATTCAATACCTTCGGGTTTGATAATTTTGTGGCTCATAAATATTATCTCCTTTCGTTTTTCGAAAGAACCGCTATTATTGTACGGTTTCTTCCGGTGTACGGTCAAGAGACAAAGAGCTCTTTGTAGCATCTCCTTTCCATAATAGCGTCTGTAAAAATCACGCAAAAACGAAGAGGACATGTGTAAATCACGCCCTCCTCATTTCTGACCGGTTAATTACTTCTTTGTCGGTCTAAAACGATTGAACAATCCTCTGAATGTTATTGAGGTATAGGTTCCCGTTTCTTCAAACTTAAATCCTTTCCGCATCCAGTTGCCATAGAACATCAGTGGTATGAGAAGCTCTGCCGCTGCAATCCCCAGTTTGAAATATCGATCCTTCACTTGCTCGTCAAGCTGAGAACGCTTATACTGCTCATCCTGTACGTCGGCTTTGATCTGTTCGTCCAACTGAGATTTCTTAATCTCATTCTCCCGGACATTTGCTTCACTTTCCAACGTACGCCGGCTTCGCTTATCCTCTGCGTCCAGCTCACTTTTGGTTTCCTCGATTCTCAAACGGTAGAGTTTTGCCAGATCCTCTATAGCCTTTGATTTCTCTTCGCTACCCGAATCCAGAGAAGATATTGCTTGAATTTCCGCTGCTATCTCCTCATTCAGCAATTCTTTGATGTTTTCACTCATTTTAGTTCTCCTTTCGTGAATTCATTAACTGCTCCATAAAAGGACTTGTTATTCGTGCGAAATATAATTTTTGATGTTGACTTTCAAGACTACATATCTTTTCTTATATATCGCATCCGCTCCCTTATGGGACAGCTCCAAAAACAAATAAGGTCCGCTGTCCGGATCGGATTGATCAACCCGCAGCGAACCAACGACATCCCTTCGGAATACCTGTCGTCCGAAGACAATTCCGATAACAATACCAACGATAATGCAAATAACCAGCTCCATATTTTGTTCTTCCTTTCAAAAACCTTTTTCCAGATTTCCCACCCGGGATTTTTTCAAATATCAACATAGCATGTCTTTCGGATACCTTGGTACTGTGTTTTAACCTAGGATAAAAAAGAAAGAGCCATTGCTGGCTCAATCTCTTAAAATTTAGTAACCCCTTCCCGTTCAAATGTTTCTAAAACCTTCGCTGTTAAAGATTCATACTCATCTGGGTAAAACTTTGCTATTGATTTTTGGCACGCCGTGATACCTTTTTGGTAGCTATAACTCGCTAACAACCCAATACCGCAACACGCACATATCCCAGCCGCAATCAGTCTACCAATTTGTTGTTTTCTAATTTTTGCGTTGATTTTCATAAGTTCTTCCATTATGTGTCACTCTCCTTTCACAATAGGAGATGTTATTTCTGCGTTCCTTCGCCCTCATACACGATCTTCTTTCTCATGTCGGACCAGGCAATATATCGCTCTTTCCGACACACGGGGCAATGGAATTTACACACCTTTCCTCCGATATCCACCACCTCTTTGCTGTCCGCCTCCAATCGACTTTGACAATTCGGACAGTTGAAGCGATAGACTTTTTTGACTGCTATGTCTACAATCTTCATTTCAATCCCTCACTTTATTCAGTAACCAGAAGAATCGTCTGTACAAGTTGTAATAAACATCCTTGCAGCATGGAATATTTAACCTAGCTTTCAATATATCGTAGGACCATCCCTCGGTTACTCCTTTTAAAATGTAAGTGGATAACTCTGCATCTGTCGCAATCGCCGCTTGCTCGACCGTCTTCATACGCTCTAAATAGTGAGATCGAGCTTCTGCACATCGAGCAGTCGGATCGCCAACCCCCCTGTTCTTTGAAAATACTTCCATATCAGAAGGCCGCCGGCTAAGCCCATCCAGGGCAGCGTATGCTTTCTTCCATATCGGATACTGTAAACAGAAATGCTTCAGTTCATAGTAGCGATGACGTTCAATCCAATATGGATTTTTCTCAGATAATTCCGGGCGAATCGTTGTTCCCATATTAACGCTTCTCTCCTTTCCATAAATATCCGGTTTCTTCCCAGAGCCGCTTCGGAGAAATATAAAAGTTAATGCGTCCATACTTCGAATTCATCTCTTCAATGTTGGTAATCAACTTTCCGTTTCTAGTAGCCTTTCCAATAGGAAGCCATCCGGATATGATACCGGCTCGAACCCAGGAAGCATCTTTCCCATACACCCTGGCAACGACCGCTACCGGAACAGACCCCGGCGCAAATATAATTTCTTCCATTGGCTGTTACCTCCTTTCAACGGCTATTCTAGGATAAGAACCGCAATTTGTTAAAACAACCTCGGTGGCTATTTACATTGACTGAATGAAAAACCACAGTTAGAATGTAAAGTATCGAAAGGAGAACTATTTTTAAAGGGATGGAGGTGATGGTCATTGGTCAAAAAGCAGTACGTCTCTTATTCTAAGTGCTTTAAGCCGAAAGAGGAATCCAAACTTTTACCCGAGTACCTGGTTTTCCTTCTGAAGAATAAAGACACCAAAAAGCCTATGAATTACAGGCAATGCTACGCAAAGTAATTCATCACGAGAAGCCGCCACCAACGGCTTCTTTTGATTTTTAACCATTCTCCCCATCCCTTTAAAAATAGTTCTCCAAACGATAAAAAAGAAAGAGCCCTTGTTAGGACTCCATTCTCTTGAAATACAATTTTTGTAGTTTTGCTCTCATTCTTGTCAATTCAATTTGAATCGCTTCTGCCTGACCAAAATTCTTACATCGTAAAAGCATATCCTCGAATATACGAATCTTAGTTTGTAAGTGTTTTTCCTCTTTTGACATCCTGAATCTCCTTTCGATTTTGTCTTTCACAAAAGGAGTTGTAATTCTTGCGAATTCTTCCATCGAGCCATCGTCATCTCGCATGGATAATCTTCATATCCATATGTCTCGCAGGTAATGAATCCCTCTAGTACGCCACGAATCACTTCGGCTTCGTACTGCTTATAACGGGAAATATAATCCGGCAATTCTCTGCGTATCTGTCCGCAGGAAGGACAACGAAACCGATTTACTTTTACCCATGAAGTTTTTCTTCCTTTAGTCCGAACAATTCTCAATACATTATCGTACCTCTTTAACCTTACTCCGCAATTCCGGCAGGTTAATTCCTCATTGCTAACCATATACCCATCCCTTTAAAAAGTTTAAGTGTAGGAGTTGACAATTCCTACACTATCATATATGATTACTAATGATAAATCAACCTTGCCGCACAAAAATCTCGATTTATAAAATATTTAAGGAGGTATTGAGAATGTTGATAAAATGCCCCGAGTGTGATCTACAGGTTAGCGATAAAGCTACTTTCTGCCCGCATTGTGGCTATCCGCTACAACCCGATATCAAACAACGAAAGCCTCGAAGCAAAAATAACAAGCGAAGGCGACTTCCTAACGGTTTCGGACAGATAAGCGAAATCAAAAATCGGAATCTCAGGAACCCCTTTCGAGCTATGGTCACAGTTGGAAAGACATCCACCGGACGTCCAATATGTAAACCATTAAAACCGGAGTCATATTTTCCAACGTACAATGATGCATATACGGCCCTGGTGGAATACAATAAAAACCCGTATGATCTGGAACCAGATATTACGATAAAGGAACTGTATGAAAAATGGCTCAGTGAATACTTAAAAGATGCATCTGATACTTATATACGTTCTGTAAATTCCGCATGGACATATTGTTCTTCCATATACGATATGCGCGCAAAAGATGTTAGGGCTCGACACATTAAAGGATGTATGGAAGAGGGATTTCGAATCGAAACGAGAGGAAAAAAGAAAGGAGAAAAAATCCATCCATCGCCAAGTACAAAATCCAGAATAAAATCTTTATTTAATACTATGTTTGACTACGCTCTTGAGTATGAAATCGTTCCTATGAATTATGCAAGAACATTTGAAATTTCTGGAGACATTATTGTTGAAATAGAGAAAAACAAGAAAAAACACTTTCCATTTACCGATGATGAAATGAAAGTTTTGTGGCAAAATGTTGATAATGTAAAATTTGCTGATTGGATTCTCATTCAATGTTATATGGGTTGGCGCCCGCAAGAACTCGCTACCTTACGGTTGGACGAGGTCAATTTAGAAAAAAGGTATATGCAAGCTGGAATGAAGACAGAAGCAGGGAAGCAACGGATAGTTCCTATTCATCCAAGAATCCTAAAATTCGTTGAACGTAATTATAAATTTGCAATTTCTATCAATAGTGAATATCTTTTTAATGATAAAGGACAGACACATTCCGGTTCCTGGTCTGTAACGTACGACAAATACGCTAATCGTTTTGAAAAAGTGATTAGTCAATTGAATCTAAACCCGAATCATAGACCTCATGATCCACGAACAACCTTTGTTACGATGGGAAAAAAATCCGGTATGGATGAGTATGCACTTAAAGAAATGGTTGGACATACCATACAAGACATAACAGAATCTACTTATACTGTCCGCGATTTGGAATGGCTGAGAGAAGATATAGAAAAAATAAAATAGCTTGTTTTTAGTGTAGGAATATGGGTGTAGAAGTAGTGTAGGGATAATGTATGAGTTACATACATTTCCCTACTTTTTTCTACTTTTAACAACATCTTAAATCCTTAATTTTACTGGATTTCTTAGAATTTCCCAGCCTTTGCCGCTTCCTCGATACTAACCGCAATCGCCACCGTCATACCAACCATTGGGTTATTGCCGGCACCGATAAGACCCATCATCTCTACGTGTGCAGGCACGGAAGAGGAACCGGCGAACTGAGCATCTGAATGCATACGTCCCATTGTGTCAGTCATACCGTAGGAAGCAGGACCGGCTGCCATGTTGTCAGGATGCAGGGTACGGCCTGTACCGCCGCCGGATGCCACCGAGGAATACT